GAATGCAAAATTTCAACGGAAACGACCCTTTCAGCGCGCACTACGGTGACGTGATGATACCAAGAGTCCCGATCCACCCTACGGGGTTGCGGTTGGGGTTCCGGGAGCCTGTGGGAGGTATGGTGTGGTTGCAGAATAAGTGCGCTGTTGAGTTCGTCGGCCGCACTGTTCATGCGCATCCCCAAGGCGCAGCGACGCGCGCCGCCTTCTATGAGACTGCCGTTTCCGATTATTCCAATCCTGACACGTCACTTTATGTGTGTGTTGGGGAAAGCAACACGCGACCGAATTGTTTTAATTTGGTGGCTGCGGAGCGAGTTCCACAGTTGCACCGCCGACAGGCTCCCTTCCATTTCATGCGTCCAATGTTGGATGCTTGGGATGTTCTTAGGTCAGAAGACGCGATGGGCAACATAGTGGCGGGGCAAGCATACGGGACGACCTGTGCTTGCACCTTTTCGTTTTGCGACCATATCAAGCATGCCGTGACAGAAATGAGTATGACGCGGCGTGTTGTCAACGTGGTGGTACTGTTGTACGATGTGTATGACATAACCCTCGCAATGATTGAACAATTTTTTAACGACACTAATCAGTACCACATTGACAATGTTGTTTTGAAGTGCGACATCCAGATGGGGTTGACTAAGTTCAACCCTTATCAGGGTGTTGCATTCGGGGGTGAGTATGCGTACCGGTGGGTGCCAGGTGGGAAAGTACTGGCAATGGTTAAGGGTAATGGCAACGTTCCGTATGGACCACACGACGCTTGTTTTTGGGCGCATACGTGTAGGCCACAGTGGGGTAATTTGGTCTGGAAGATGACCACCGAGTTGGGCCCAGCTGATGAAGTTGCTGTTTATCGGTTCGTTTATGCGCGGAATTACGTTTTGCGTGAACCACCATTGCTGTTGGGGTACGAATATGCACACGTTCATGAGGATGAGGTTCAACCAACCACATTGATTCCGATTGAACTGGCAACTGAGCTCAGGTTGATTGCTCAGGGCCAGGTGCGAGATAATCGACTCCAAAGTGAGCTATACAGGAGGGCGCGCCGCATTGTTAGTGGCCGTGACCCGCATGTTAAGTTGACTGTACCGGAGGTGTTGAGGGAAGAAATCGTGTTGGTGGCTGTTAAGGACGCGTTGACGTACGTGTCGCCACACGAGAATGATATGATGACAGGTTTGGATCAACGTGCTGTTGAGTTGGCTCAGCACAATTTCCGGCTGCGGAATTGGGGGATGAAATCTGCGAAGTGGGTGGTCGCACTGTCGGTTGTTGCCGTGGTGTTATTTAAACTACTCATGACGCATGGTTTCGTCAACCTTTTTAGTGGTTGGTTGTATGTGTTGATGTCCGTTTTGGGTGCCGCTGCTGGTGGCATCGCCCTAACCATTGTTGTTGTGTCTTTTGCGATCATGTTTGGTGTAACTGATGTGCGCCAGATCGCTTTCTCCTACCGACTCCCAACCCATCGATTGTTTTGGACTTATGTGATACTGCTTATGTTGATGACAACTGCAGTTGCTCAAGACCAGCATGTAAAGGACAGTGGAGTCACAGATTATTGTGAAGACATTGGCCCGATGCATTGGTTGAGACACATGGAATGTCCAACTCAATATCCTGCCTACCATTCAACCCAAGGGTTGAAAGAGGTGGACCGAGGAGCAAAATACAAAGTTATAGATGTCATGGAACACCGCGTGTCTGCTGGCCCCACCGTCTTTGGTGGTGCGTCTGTGGAAGCACCTGTGAGTGTCCCAGCAGCGTGCCAGTGCAATGAAATTGTTGCCCTGGCCAACCGCGCGCTCTTGGCTGTGCCCGGTTGCGCTGCTGGTGCGTGGGACGAGGCATTTGACTTGTTTGAGAGTTTCTACACGAAGGCTGCGGCTCGTGTGCAACAAACATTCCCCATTGACATCCTCACCTGGGAAGAGTGGTTGCACCGCGATGGCTACACCGATGCTTTTCGTGCGAAAATGCTGGTTGCGAAGGATTCCCTTGTTGATTTTAAGTTGCCTAGTTTGAAGAAGCTGCGTGACAATCTTGACGAGGTGAAGCTGACTGCAAAGGATTATTACCGCAATTTCTTTGTGAAAATTGAAAAATGGATCAAAGACGTCGAGTATGCACCGCGAGCCATTCAAGGGATGTCCGATCGGTTGCAGGCTACGATTGGGCCATTTTTCTACTCTCTCTCCAAAGTGCACAATAAGGTATTGGGTGTGGAGTCACCAATTTGCTATGGGCCCGGGCTGACGGCTGAACAGATTGGCGCGTGGATTGAAGAATGGAGTGAGACCTACCCATTCTACTACGCTGCTGATGCCGTGCGGTTCGACGCACATCTTAAACGGCCAGCGTTTGAGCGTATCAACAAATTCTATAAATCCGTGGTAATGGCACCCCGGCGTGTGACTGATGCTGTCGAAGGTAAGATCGACAAGATTGGATACACCCGGTTTGGCATACGGTATGAGGTTGAAGGTACGAGGGCATCTGGTGACTCAGACACTACGGAAGGAAATACTGGTTTCACAATTGCATCAACCAATGCTGCGCTGATCAAGCAAGGTTTCCAAGGCCCGGGGATCGATTATGCTTTGATAGCCGCAGGTGATGACCAGTTGTTTTTCACTTCCCGGCCTATAGATGAGGTGTTGTATCACAAATATCAGCTAGGTTTGGGGCTCGAGATAGAGCTCATTCCCGGCAAACACTTGTATCAAATTGATTTTTTGAGTGCATTGGCATACCCATCTGCTGATGGTGTTGTTATGGGGCCGAAGATAGGGCGACTTTTGGCGCGCCTTGGTACGGCCTCAACACCACAGTCTGATTATGCTGAGTATATGTATTCCGTTGCTCACGGCTTGTTTAACTTGACTCATCACGTGCCTATTTTGCGCACCCTAATTTGGAAGATGATGTCACTTGGAACCGAGAATGACAAAATTGAATTTGAACATTTTAAAATGAATGCCACTGCTGCCCACGGGATACACAGTGATGTTTATGGATTTGTGTGTGATAGGTACAACGTCAGTCTCTCAACTATTGATGAGATTGAAGCTGAAATCACCGGTGTTTGGGTGTTTCCGCATGTGTGGGAACACCCTGCAATCATTGATATGATTAAGACCGATGGTTGAAGACCTCATCTTACCACGTAGCCCACCGCGGGGGATAATAAATAGCGGTGTCACCTAGATAAGCGTAGGTGCGTAGGCGAGCTAGGTCATTTAGTTGACCGGGCCAAAGAATAATTCTCTATGGAGGAACCAAAGACAGAAAAACCAAAGAAACAAAAGAAGCCCAACAAGGGCCCAACCGCCTCTGAAGCGCAGATTGATGCGCTTAAGAAACATGTTGCTGCTTTGCAGAAGAAGCTGACGACAGGCGGACCGGTCACGAAAGCGACCGGCCAAGCGAAGCCGCATATGGGCAAAGCCAACGTTGCAGAAGTTGCGCATACGCGCGACTACGTTGGTGGCGCTCCGCGGGTCACCCACACCAAGGCAGGCGATTGCGAGGTTGTGCACACTGAGTTCATTGGAACGGTCGTGCAGCTCGTGTCCGACTTGCCACCCACTGGTTTGTTGGTTGACATTCTCAATTGGAACCTTGTTTCGAAGATTAACCCTTTCAGCGCTGGGCAGGTATACGGAGGTTCTATTTCCGTGAACGCCATCAACCCGCTGAATCAAGCGATCTTCAAGGCGCTCTCTGGAATTGCGGTGAACTATGAGAAGTATCAGTTCACCCATCTAGAGTTTCGGTATGGCAACCGAACTGCCACCAGCACAGTAGGCGATGTGATGCTCGCTTGGGACATGGATTGCGATGACGCCCCACCTGGTAACAAGGAGGCGTTCTTGAATTTCAAGCGCAATGTGAGTGGGGTGCCGTATGACGACAAGGCTGTCGTCATCCCCCCTCAGCCGTGTCCACTGTTCATCAATCAACTCGCTGAACAAGGACCAGCCGCAAGCGCGCCAGCTCTGATTCCTGAGCCCCGCACTTGCAATTATGGCTCGTTCTTTTTTGCTGGTGGCAACATCAATGCAATTGGCCAGATTGGGAACTTGTTTGTTTCCTACAAGGTCAAGTTGTTTGAGTTTCAAAACAGGCCTGAGCAGCAGATTGCCAGTTCCTACTTCCAAGCGACCCCTCCAGTTTCACCAACTGCCACGACGCCGCTCGGCACCACTGTTGTCCGGCCTCGTCTGGCACAAGGTGTGACGTTGGGTGAGTACACCGCTCCCGCCACTGGGACCACCACGCAGGCCGTGGTCTTTGGCGAGACTGGCGAGTACCTCGTCGACTTTGTGTACAACGGAACTGGTGTCATGAGCGCAGGACCAGGCATCCATGCTGCAACGCTGGATGGAACCACTGTGGGCAACCCCGAGGATGTCGCAACCATCTTCGTTGACACGGTGTACAATTTTGCGGGCACGCTATCTGGCGTGCGCTCAATGTTTGTCCGGATTATTGAAGCGCCGGCAGCGCTAGCGATGTGGGTGGATTCATTCACCACGCTGACCAACGTGTTGTGGTCGGTTGCGCGCTTGCTGCCGGGGACAACCACTGGACCGCAAATCGATTTCACAGTCCCAAATTACCTACCTATAGCACCGTTTTTCGAACGGGAGCTTGGTGAGTTGGGCACGACTGTCGTGAAGGTTCGCAAGACCACTCATCGCGGTGCTGTTATGCCGCGTGAGCAGGATGAGGACAAGGTTGTCATTACAACCATCACAAAGTCTTCCAAGGAAACTCCTTTGACCAAAATATAAAACTCTG